TGGACTAGGACAACGTATCATTGATCTCAAACTACTCAAAAAAGATCGCGGATTTCAAGGGTCTAAAACTCTAAGATTGTATGGTTGTAATGCACTTTATAGAGATTTTGATCCTGATTTTTTAATTGTCACAAGAGATGATATTGCCAATGAAATAGCAACTGCAAATTTAAAATCAGGCGATTATTGCAAAAATCATATTGTATATGCTAGTGTAAAAAATATTTTAGATTATCCAGGAAACTTTCATGTAATACCACAGAGTCCAGGATGGAATTCGGGTGCAATAGCAGCATATCTTGCCTGCTTTGACGGCCATAAAAAAGTCTATTTACTAGGACACGATACACTTGATACCGCAGGTGCAGATTATAACGTGTACTCTGGTTCAAATGGTTATATAGGTAAAAATACTGCTTCTGCTTTGCTATACGAAAATTCTATGTTACAGGTTTTCCAAACATATAGTGATGTAGACTTTGTGTTGGTTAACAAAACCGGTAAAGGAACTATTCCTGAATCTTGGAAATACTGTTTAAATCTCAGACGTCTAAATCTCAGACAGTTTGTTTTAGAAGCAGACATTTAGAACAGTTTTTCAACTGTTTTTATTTTTTCTATTATACTAGAGAAACTAAAAGTTCTCCATACTCCAGGATGCAATGGCTTAGGATGATCAGCTATACCAGTCCATGCAAACCCTCGATGCTCGTCATTTAACTTTGGAACGAATTCATCATCTACTGCTATAAGGTACGTGTGATATTCGAAGTTTTTTGTTTCTGCTGTAAACTTTTCTAACGGTATAATTTTTTCGTAGGCGATATCGCCTATTTCTTCTTTGATTTCTCTTTGCAATGCAGCAGCCGGTGTTTCGCCTAATTCTACACCTCCGCCAACTAAACCCCACGACCCTGCATGTTTCTTTTGATTACGTAATAAAAACAAATACCTTTGTGTATTTTTACTGTAGATTAGTGCGCCGCAACCTATATTACTATTGACCATTCACCGCCTCGATACACACCTTCTACGCTCTTAACCCAGGCCGAACCTGTCCATCTGTATTGAATGTTTGTGTTGTTGTTAGTTATGTATTCTAAATTGGTTTGGTTTTCGCTATCCCAAACTACAGACCAACTACCAGAATTATATTCAATTATGTCATTGGCATTGGCAACTAAATCTCCCCATGCACTATAACCGCCAATATTCACTGGACTGCCTATGCTGTCAGTTAATAAGTACCTTGTTCCGTTTGCCGGGGTCGCCAGTATACCGTCGTAATCAACATTTTGGGGGTTGATAATAGCATCAACAGAATCTAGTGTGTTACTTGGCATTGAATCTTCAATTGAAGTAAACAATAATATAGTTGGATCTGAGGGATGGTAGGTAACATGTCCTATTAATTCATTTCCTGTTGGTAGTGCCAATCTAATTTCAGTTTGACCTGTACGCAAAGTTCCGTACACTTCAATTAGAGCTTGCCAATTATTAACTGGATCAGTTACATGTAAGGTTCCGTCATCATCGGCTATCTCATGAGGCTTCAACAATTTCAATTGATTGCCTGCGTAGTAAATCCCATAGTTCATTGGTGTATATTTGATTCTAGCAATCAAATTTGATAAAATTGTATTTTCGTCAAATGCACCTTGTTCGTCATATATGCTGGCAATAACTTTTTGTATAACACCAAGTTTTTTGACTTTAGCCGGCGAGCTTATCCAGATTGGCATTTCAAATGTCATTGTAGCTATGTCTATAGGCTCTTCGGCGCCACTGGGTACTGTGCGTGAAGTCCAATTGACATCTGACAGTTGTACAAAAGTGAGACTGGTCCAGTCTATGTAATTGTCTGTGCTTTGGATTTCTAAACTGGGATTAAACAGCGTTGCAATTTGTTCAATTATTTGCATTTTTTGTTCGGTGTTACTTGTCCATATATCCAACTTGATTGTTAGTTTATATGGAACTGGCATTAGTCTTTCTACAGTATATGCATCACCTTGTTGTGTATCGTACAATCCTGTTTCTGGATCAAAACGACGCTCACGTAAATGCATTTTGCTGACAAAATTTGGTTCTTGCATGCGGTTTTGTTCGTAAGTCAAAGCAGAAATGTAAGCACTCATAGCAGGTACAGCGTTCATTATATTCTCGCTGTTGTTACGTAAAATAGTTTGGGCCTGTCTACTGGCATCGCCATAGTAAACGGGAATACGTTGTAACGTTCTAGTTCCGTTACGGTCTTTACCAAATTCTACTTCAAAGTTACTTACAGCACGTATGAACTGTATTACAAATCTACGTATCTGTCCGTCATAAAAATATTGCTGAGCCATTAGTTATCTGCCTCGGGTCTCAAAGCCTGACTTAGACTTTGTCTAACTGTAATATTACCTCTATTGTTGGTATATGTACTTGTATCATTTACAAAGTTTGATCTTAGTGTATCATTCTCTGGGCCTGGTGTCAAATTGGTTCTCACATTATCTTCCATTTTTACCCAACGACGACCATCATATCTAAATAATCTATTTGGACTATAATCTGTTCTAAGGCATAAATCTCCAGTAACTGGACTAATAGGAAACATAATACCCACTGAGACCGGTAACCCGTTTACTGTACCGCCTGCAGAAGTAAGATAACCTTTTAATGGTTCTGCTGGGCTATCAATTCCAGAACTAGAGTTTACTGTATTTCCGTCAGCGGTTAAATTACTATCAGCAGAAACACCTAATGGTGATGTAGGATATAAGTTATCTTCAGTAGTGGGTTTTACATAAAAATAACTAGTATCATATCCTGAATAGGGAACATTAGTTTCTGCTTCTCTGATAATTGCATCATTTATGTCTTGGTACTTTTGTATAATACTAGAAACTGACCCTAGTGTAATATTTCCTGTACCAGATCCGGGTATTGTTTCATCAACCTTGATTTGATCAAGAATATCTTTGTATTCTTGACTGTCTGTTAATGGATTTATTTTTACACGCCAAAGATGCGGCCACCATGTTGAACTAAAACCTTCGGCGGCGTTGTTACAATCGCTGATTACAAAATACCTTTTTAGTGCTACAGGTAGTGTATCGTCTAGTGGGTTGTAATCTTTAAGATGCATTAACTCAAGCACATCACCGGCCATGAGTTTTCTGCCTAGCGTAGCTATCATGTCGTTGATATGAAAAACAATGTATAGAGTGCCTGCTTGTAAAAACAATCCAAATTGTGTTAGATCAAAAGTAGCATCCTGCACAGAATATACACCGCGCATAGAGTACACGCTGGTATCATATTTTCTATCTCTATTTTCTAGGAAAAACAAATCCTGTATGTTCTTAGCACTTTCATTTATATAACTAGGTTCGGCTGCATCCCGATAAAATTTAACTGTGGTGTTAGAAGAAATAACACTAGTGGTATTTGAACTCAAAGTTACTGTATTTGCCGTTTTAGCAACTACTGTGGTACCAGCTGATATCGCATTTCCGGCTACATACATGCCCAATGCGATGTCTTCAGTATTATTAATACCTAATGCAGAGGAAACGTTTGACTGTGTAGTAGTTGTTGATTTTGTTAGATTTTGTTCGTGTATACCCAGATATTTGTGTATTAAAATTCCAGTACCGCCCACAGTAAACATTTCACTCATGCGGCGATCCATAAATTTGTAATCGTTAGTATGACGTCCTTCTTTCCAAAGTGATAATCGTGGCACAATTGTTTCCTGTTATCTAGTATTTAGCGGACACCAAAATTGACACAAATTAGGTTAAGCTATATACTAAACTATGAGTGATTTTAATTCGCTTGACGATTGGCCGGATATAGATAAACAAATTAGGCGTAATCTTTGGGCCATGTATAACTTGACTAACAAACGTCAGCTGGAAAGAATGTACAGAAATTTAGAGGCCAGCGTAAATGAACTTAGTCGTTTAAATGTAGATAGACGTAAGTACGGACACTCTGTGCGCTACAACGAGCAGTTAACAAAAGTGCAACAAGAGTTGCAAGAATTGCAAGGTTGGCTAATGTTTGGTGCCTTACTTGACGAAAAACCCAAAGAGTAGTATAATTATATTTTATACAACTCAAGGAGTTTGTAATGGCACTTGCACAATCTATCAAAGCACCTAAAAAAGCACCAAAGAAAACACGTGACCCATTGTTTACTGATGAAAAGTACACAGGTGGAGAACCAGTGTGGGATACTGAACGTGCTTTAAAAATGTCGCAGGCAGAATTTGATCACCATTTACGTCGTAGTTTTTTTTATTACAATTACTTTTACGAACAGAAAGATTTAAAAAAGTATGCAGTAAAATGGATGCAAGATAACAAATATTCCAAAGCAGACGTAAGTGCCTTTGTTCGCAGTCCAGATCGTGCTGTTACAATGACAGCCTATGCTCTGCTTATGTCTAATAGACAGGGCATGCCATTTAGAGAAAAAGAATTAACATATTTTCAACAACAAATAGCAAATGCTATTAGCTCCGCAGATTCTGCACCTGCTGAAACATCTACCGGACCTAAGCCCACAACAGAACAAAAAACAGTGGCACCGGTAGCGGTTAAAACAATTCAAGATCGTTTAAACGAAAAAACCAGCGAGCATCTAGCACACTTTGAAGGACTATATGACGAAGTAGTGCAAGGAGAAACTGTGGATCCACGAGCATACGATTATTTTGTTACTAACAACGTTCCACAAGGACAGCTAGGTAAGTTTGAAAATTACATTGATACACAAAGGATGTATCTTACAGCAGCAATGGACAAACTAGATGAACAATTTGTAGAAGCCTATCGTCATTATCGTGCTGCTGATTATAAAAGACATTTTGCTTTTTTTGATAGTATGCAAACTGCTATTGATCAATATCGTAATGTCAAAAAGGCCACTAAAAAAGCTCGAGTCAAACGAGCACCCAACAAAGAAAAGGTTGTAGGCAAGCTCAAGTATATGCGTGAAGAAAAGACACTAAAGTTAGTAAGTATCAATCCAGTGGATATCATTGGCGCACAAGAGCTTTGGTGCTATAACACAAAGACTCGTAAACTGTACAAATACATTGCAGACAGTGTAACTGGTCCATTGGGCATTAAGGGCACAAGTTTAACTGGATTT